AGGAAAGATCCTGTAATAATAGGTATATCAACTGCAACTGTAGCTAATGTAACAAACGGACAGTTTAATATGTTGAAATGGGACAAACGCGAATATAGATACTACCCATTAGAAGTGGACATGTATCAGAAAGGATAAAAATGAGCGTAAAACAAAACATAAAAGTATTCACAGGTAGTGGATCTTTTGATGTAAGAAAAGAGATGTTAAAAGATTCAAAGGATCTTTTAGATAACGTCGAAGTAACAACTGTTGCACAAGAATGTGTAAAGTTAAAAAGAAAAGAGGATGAGATTGCTGCGTTAGAGGAGCAATTAAAATCTAAGAAAGCAGAGGCTGATGATATCAGCTCTCGTGTGATTCCAGAATTACTCGCAGAGCAAGGACTATCAGAAATTAAGTTAGCTGATGGATCTAAAGTATCTGTGAAAAAAGAATATAGATGCACTCTTCCAAAAGATGAGGCAAGAAGAGAGCAATGCTATGCATGGCTTCGTGACCAAAATTTAGGAGACATTATTAAAAACAATGTGTTCGTAACTTTTGGGAAGGGAGAAGATAACAAGGCGAAACAATTGTTGGACCTTGCGGCAGCGAATGGGTTTGAACCACAACAGAAATCTGATGTGGCCTGGGCTACATTAACTGCCTTATTTAGGGAGCGTATCGAGTCCGGGCTCGATATGCCTTCCGATGTCTTTAGTACATGGATTAAAGACAAAACTAAAATAACTCGGAAATAATGGAGGATGTATAATGGCTAATGAAATAAAAGCTAAAACAAATGGATCACTCGCTTTATTTGGCGATGATTCAAAAGGTTTTGACAATATGACTCAAGATGATCTTGCGTTACCTTTTGTCAGAATCTTAGGACAGCTATCACCACAAGTAACACAAGGTGATGCTAAATATATAGAGAGTGCTAAACCTGGCATGATCTATAATACTGTTACCAGCGAATTGTTCGATGGTAAAGTAGGTATCAAGGTTATTCCTTGCTACTATAAAAAAGATTATCCAGAATGGTCGGATAGAGGGGATGGCCCAGGTGCTCCTGTGGCAGTTCACTTACCGAATAGTCCGGTGATCTCAACAGGTAAAAGAGATGGCTCTAAGATTAGATTACCAAATGGTAACTATCTTGAAGAAACGGCATCTTACTTTGTAATGATAAAAACAAAGACTGGTGGTTATACACCGGCTTTGATTACAATGAAATCAACTCAACTAAACGTTAGTAAAAAGTGGAATTCTATGATGAAAACCACACAAATACCTAACGGCAAAGGTGGTTTTGTGATTCCGCCTATGCATGGAGTTGTATATACCCTTACATCTACCTTACAAAAGAACGATAAAGGTTCTTGGTTTGGTTGGGTAGTAACACAGGACAGAATTTTAGATCAAGCTGATGAGTCTTTGTACTTAAGTGCAAAGGAATTCGGGGGCAATGTATCTAAAGGGAACGTTCAAACAAAAGCTGATGTAGAAGAGAAAGTAAGCGACTCAACTCCTTACTAGTGTTATAACAACAGGGGGATCTACTTGTTTAGCAGGTCCCCCTTTACAAATAAAAAAGAAATGATAATAAAAAAAGATAAATTCAAAAATATATTTCAAGGATTAGATATAGCATATGGACAATACCAACCAGGAGATCGTGGCGAAAACGGAAAGCAGCAAGGTAAAGCTTTTATTGTACGTAAACCCGTCACCGATGAACTCTGGGTCGATCATCTCGAAGGTAAAGGACCTGCTTTGGGGATCATCCCTATCACTAAAGACAATAGTTGTAGGTGGGGCTGTATTGATATTGACGAATATAATTTTGACCACACTAGCCTCATTAAAAGTATTCGGAATCTTAAACTCCCTTTAATAGTTTGTCGTAGTAAATCAGGCGGCGCACACGTTTTTTTATTTACCAAAGAAAATATTCCTGCATCTTTGATGCAATCAAAATTAAAACAAATGGCAATCATACTTGGGTATGAAGGGTCAGAAATATTTCCAAAACAAACAGAGATACTTGTAGAGCGTGGGGATACAGGTAACTTTTTAAATTTACCCTACTATAATGAAATGAAAGGACTACGTTATGCTATCAACGATACTGGCACCGGTTGTACACTTCAGGAATTTTTTGAGCTCCATAGTATTTATGCTTGCACAAAAGAACAAGTCGAAGCAATCAAGACAGAAGAAAAAAAGATAGAAGAAGCATTCCCTGGAGGACCTCCTTGTTTAAATAAACTTGCAACAATAGGATTTGGACAAGGATCTAGGAACAATGCATTATTTAATATTGCAGTATATTACAAACAATCTAGTCCTGATAGTTGGGAAGATAAAATTGTAGAGGCAAATTTAAAATATATGGAACCTGCACTTAGTAATAGTGAAGTGCAACAATTAATTAAATCTGTAAACAGAAAAGGTTATGACAAGTATAGATGTAAAGACTCACCAATCAATGCAGTATGTCAATCGGGTTTATGTAGAACGAAAAGATTTGGTGTGGGATTTGGTGAAGAAGAAATGCCGATGTTAGGTAGTCTTACAAAGTATGCATCAAAACCACCAGAATGGTTTTTAGATGTAGATAAAAAAAGAATACAATTAAAATCAGAACAACTTTATAGTCCACAACTATTTGCATTAGCATGTCTTGATCAAGCTAATTTAGTTGTACCTGTACCAAAACCAAAAGATTGGAAACAACATTTTTTAAAACCTATGATGACAGGTCTACAAGAAGTAGAACCTTTAGAGTCTTTAGATCCAGTAAATGAACTTACAAATTTATTACAAGACTGGACAACCAATAGGCAATCAGCAAGAACTATGGACGATATTTTTAATAAGTTACCATACACAGATGAGAAAAGAGAATACACATATTTTAAAATGGAAGACTTTTATAATTTTTGTAAAAGAAATCATTGGGAAAAAGACAAGAATCAAACAGGTAATTTAATAAAACAATTAGATATATTTGTAGGTGAAGAAAGAGTTAGAATTAAAAAACAACAACCAAGATTAATTAAAATACAAACAATGAAACAAACAGAAGCATCAACTTCTAAGGTGCCATATCAAGAGGAGAACTTTTAATGAATATAAACTCAATACTTTTAAGTCACGCAGAGTGGTTAGAGAAAGAAGGACTACCTGAAAAAGCAAAAGAATGTAGGAAACAAGCATATGAAAACGATAATTTTAGGTCCACCAGGAACCGGAAAAACAACAACGTTGTTGAATCTAGTGGATCAATTCATACAAGACGGAATAAGACCTAAACAAATAGGTTACTTTTCGTTTACTAAAAAGGCAGCCACGGAAGCTGCTACGAGGGCCGCGGATAAGTTTGGCCTGGACATAGAAAATGATCTTGCATTTTTTAGAACACTACACTCGTATGCATTTAATCAATTAGGTATGACAAAAGAAAAAATGTTAGGAGCAGATGACTACAAAGAGTTTGGTGAAAAATGTGGCATACCAATTAAGACGGCAAAATTTTCTGATAGTGATGGTACATTTAATTCTGACAATGAATATCTTACAATAATAAATACAGCAGCTGTGAAGAGAATGGATCTACTAGAGTATTATGATTCTAGACAAAACATACTAGACATAGAAAGAAATACATTATTTTTATTATCGGAAGAACTTAAAAGATTTAAGAAAGAAAAAAGACTAAAAGATTTTAATGACTTGTTAGAAGATTTTATTGCAAAAGAAACTGTAAATAAGTTTGCAGTTTTATTTATAGATGAGGCACAAGATTTATCTTTGTTACAATGGGAGATGGTCCGTAAGATGTGGAACCGAGCAGACAAAACATATATTGCAGGTGATGATGACCAGGCTATCTTTAAATGGGCTGGTGCAGAAGTTGATCACTTCATTGCACTCAAAGAAGAGGTTGATGATATACAAACGTTAGATCAATCATATCGTATACCTGGAGGACCTATACATGAACTATCACAAAAAATAATTAATCAAGTACAAAATAGATTTGACAAAAATTATAAGCCAAGGATAGAGCAAGGAATCTTACGTAGATATTCTGACATTACACAAGTGGATATGTCAGAAGGCAACTGGTTAGTATTATCTTCTGCTAATCATTTTTTAGATTCAGTAAAAGAAGTTTGTGAATTACGTGGCTGGTATTATTCATACAAAGGACGTAATTCTATATCTCTTAAATTATTGTTAGCATTAAATAATTGGGAAGCCTGGCGTAAGGGTGGACTATTAAATCATCTCGAGATAAAAAATATTTATGAATACCTTGGATCAAATGTATTAGAAGGATTTAGAAAAGGTAAAACATTACACTCTGAAGATAAATATAGCATACAAGAATGTAAAAAAGATCATGGTTTAATTACAGACAATGTATGGTTTGAAGCATTTGAAGGACTAGATCCTATCACTGAGAATTACATTCGTAATATGAGGGCGAATGGTGAAACGTTAAATAAAAATCCTCGTATAATAATGTCAACAATACATGGAGCGAAAGGAGGAGAAGCTGACAAAGTTTTATTGATGCAAGATATTACAAATGCAGCTCTTGAAACATTTAGTTATGATCCAGATGAATTACATAGATTATTTTATACTGGAGCGACGAGAGCGAAGCGTGAATTGCACGTCTTGGATCCAAGAGATTTTGAGAAAGCTTATATATTATGAGTAAACCATATGATAAACAAATTGGCGGAAAACATTATCAAAAATATGTGATACAGCCAAGTAAATTTGTAATTGAAAACAAGTTGTTATATCCTGAAGGTTGTGCTATTAAATACATAATACGTCATCAAGATAAAAACGGCAAAGAAGATTTACTAAAAGCCATCCACTTTATTGAGATGATTATTGAAAGGGATTATAAGTGAGAAGCACACAGATACCTCTGTTCACACCAGAGACTGAATGGGTTATGCCAGAAGAATTAAAAGATTTAACTGGTGCAAAACAAATAGCAATAGATTTAGAAACTAATGATCCACATTTAAAAGAGTTAGGCTCTGGTAATGTGACTGGAAAAGGGCACATTGCAGGCATTGCGGTGGCCGTAGAGGGCTGGTCAGGGTATTTTCCTATACAACACGAGTCAAACGGCAATATGGATAAAAAACTGGTGTTTTCATGGCTCCAGGATATGTTTAATCAAGAAGATACTACCTTTATATTTCATAATGCAATGTATGATATCTGCTGGTTAAGGTCAGCAGGCTTAACAATCAAAGGTAAAATTGTAGATACTATGATAGCAGCGTCTTTGATTGATGAGAATAGATTATCTTATCAATTAAATACATTGTCGAAATATTATATTGGTATGGGTAAGGATGAAAATATTTTAAATGCAGCAGCAAAAGAGTATGGGGTAGACCCTAAAAAAGATTTATGGAGATTACCTGCGATGTTTGTAGGTCAGTATGCAGAACGTGATGCGGAGGCTACACTTAAACTTTGGCAAAAATTAGAAACAGAATTATATCAACAAGAACTGTGGGATGTATTTAATCTTGAGACACAATTATTTCCTTGCTTAATAGATATG